TGTTTTAATTTGGTTGACTATTTGAGGTAAAAACGCTAAGTTGTTAGATGCTGGGAATTTGTTACCATCAACTTCTTCAGGTAATGCAAGTCCTATATCAACTAAATCCTGAGTTGATAATGAAAAAGGACCAATGTCAGATAGATCACAATCCATCACTAACTGGTGTTCACCAAGTGGTACTCCCATAATCATAAAATCACCACTCGAATTTGTTTTTACGGTGAATTTATAGTATTTTTCGTAAATTTCAATCAATACTGGATTTGTAATAATATCTTGTTTGGATGGAAATGTTCCAGTTGGTGTATGACCCCCATGTTGTTTATCATAAGGTAACAAATTATATCTGTAACCATCCTCGTTAGTATCAGTTACCGTACGATATGGATATAAATTCGATATTATTTCATTTTGTACATCGACTTGATCTAATGGTACAAAAACACTGACTTTAACATTCGGAACACCAAACCCGTCATTTACAATTACCCTACCAGCAACAACCCCATAATCAGCACAAAAACGTGGATAAACATCTTCTTGTCTAATTTTTAATGATAAAATTTCTAATTGATCAAAATCTTGATCTAATTGAACATTGACCTGTTGATCTACCCCTACTTGAGTTCTGATTCTGTAACTATTGGACATAGAAATCCTTTTTTGAATAAATAGTAATAGTACTATTTTTCAAAATGTAGTTTACCCAAACAGAAACTAAATTGTTAGGTCAAAATAATTGATTGATAGTTTTTGGTTCTGACAGTAATATCCCTGTTTGGATATCTTACTTGATATATTTGACTTGGTTCCGCAAATATTGTGTTATCAACTAGTGATATTTTTTTCGTTTCCAAATTGGAGTACGGCATGGATGTTTGTGCGGATGAATATTGTCCACCAACTTTACCAATAACAGAAATATCATTAACACTCAATACACCGTTTTCATTTTGTATAATTCTGTAAAGTTCAGATAAAACAACATTCTGTCCCATGTTTCTGACCGCAGGACTAAAGAATGTTGTAATTTTATCGATAATATTCGTTATCACAACTCCTTGGTTCTGTGACGCATCCAAAACAACCGAGACATCTATTGCAATATCAATGACTTGAGCACTACCAACCGTTACATAATCATTGATCATTCTGTAATTTGAAAGATATTCCGCAATATTATTTTTTAAGGTTTGGGAAACTTCAGGAACTAATTGCCCGTCCTGATTGTATGATAATATATTAACGTTGATCTTGTTATTGTTTTCTGTGACCGAAACTTTTGCTGGAGCGCCAAATTGTGGTGGCATATTTCTCAAGACAGCCACATAGTCCTGAATAGTTACCGCTCTGTTTTGAGCGCTAAAATTATAGGTAACATAATTACGAACTTCCTCTGTTGAAGGATACCCAGCACCACCAATTGCAGCTACAGGGTTATTACAAACCAAGGAATTTACAACTTGAGTATTGATAATTTCAGACGGCCCATTGACAAAGAAATTTACAGAACCAATCTGATTAATTACATTAACGCCCAAATTTGTTCCAAGACCACCACCAATTCTATATTGAATAAATAATGTTGTGTTAGCTTGAGGGATAGAGCCTAGAGCTAATGAATTGTTTTGATACCTTTGAATTTTAAGTGGGACATCAAGAGCTGTAAATTCTCTTAATTGATCGTCAGCAGTATTAGTACCACCACCAAATGTTATTTTATAGAAACCCTCTGGTGTGTACTCAGTAATAAACCTTTGTTGTGTTTCTATGTAAACGCCAACTTTAATCGCAGGATCATCTGATGGTTTAGATGGGTCTTCTACAAAAATTCTACTTTCAGCAAGTGCTGGAACTTCATACCATCTACCTTGTAATCCCAAAAACTCTTGATCTGATGGTACATTTGAATATGCGGTACCAGGTTTTTGTATCATAGACGTTATACCTAATACATTCTTTTCAGGTAAAAAGAAACTGAAAAATGGCGTTACATCATTTGGTAATATGGTTCTTTTGAAAACTTTGGTAATTCCATTGACGACCGTTTCTCTTTTGGTTATTGTATAATTGATTAGGTTATTGTTAACATCAAAATTTGGAATTTTTAATCTATTAGGAACACCATCAACATTGAATGGTGATGCAAAGTTTACATCATAAACAGTTTCGAATATTTGTCCCGCACCTATTACTTGACTTCCTCTCCTAAGTGATCCCAAATATCTCTCATCTTCTTTATCTCCGAATACTGGTACTGTTATTGAAAAGTCAACCAAAGCCACTGAAGGTCTTTGTCCCGGTATTTTAAGTCCATAAGTCCTTGCAATATTGTAGATAGAAGATCTTTGTTGTGCAAATTGAAGTACGGTCTCTTGAATACTCCTATCAATATTATAATGAAGATTGTCCGCAACCGCGGCATTTAAATCCAAAAACACTGAAAATATTGCAGCGTCATTAAAATTATCAATTAACTCAGGATAGTATGTCCTAGTGTAATCGATGAGTTCTTGTCGAATTGTCACAAAATCCCTTGCCGTGTATGATATTTTTCTTTCAGCCATATTAGATATTAATAATTACAAAGTCCTTAGAATTAAATACATCATTAGAAATAGCATAATCAATTCTAACTTTTGCTGTATATTCGGACACATTTTGATTAGGAATTGTGAGTTCTGGATTTACAACATTACCAGCGGTGGTTACAGTCATACCAGCAGCCTCATCAGAAGCTGCTCGTATAATTATATTTGTAATCTGTAAATTAGGTAGAAATTGTTGGACTGAGTCACGAATTTCAGATTCAATCTCGGCAAATGTTGGTCCATCCATAGGTTGGAAAATGTATTCGTATAATCTTGTCCCAAAATTTGGAAGAAAATAACGACTACCTTTTCTTGTCAAAAGAAGATGAATAAGATTTGTTCGAATTTCTTCGGTTACGTATTCGGTTAACTCCAAATACTTACCTTCAATACTATCCACGAATGGAAAACTTATTCCATATGTCTTTCCTTGAGCCATGTAAATAAATATATCACCTTGAATTTTGTGATATATTTTTATGCACTACAGGTCAAACAATCTGGATCATCTAACGAACAAACTTTATTCAACATTTCTTCTGAAATATTTAGGTTATTGTTTTCAATTTTAATTTTTGGTGTGGTTGTCTGTTCCGTTTCCAATGAATTTAATTGAGACATATCAACACCTAAACCTTTAATTGCTGCGGCTTTAGCTTTGGTTCTCAAGTAATACATACCTGTTTTGAGACCTAATTTCCAACCATACATATGTGCTGAAGATAGTTTTGATGGTGTAACATCTTGCATAAACAAGTTGAGGGATTGTGACTGATCAATAAAAACAGCTCGATCACGTGCCATATCCAAAATTGTTTTACCTTTCATTTCCCAAACGGTTTTGTAAACTTCTCTGATGTCTGCAGGTATTTCTTCAATCTTTTGGACTGAGCCATTTCCATCAAATAACTTTAATCTAATTCTGTCGTTCCACATTCCAAGGTTAACTAAATCATCAACTAAATGTTTGTTGATAATTACAAACTCACCACTTAATACATTTCTTTTATAAAGATTTGTTGTGAACGGTTCAAAACATTCATTGTTCCCTAGAATTTGTGCGGTACTTGCGGTAGGCATTGGAGCTACTAACAAAGAGTTACGTAATCCGTAGTCTTTGATTGACTCTTTAAGTCCATACCAATCCCATAGACCTGATAGTTGATCAACATCCACACCCCAAAATTCAAACTGTAATTTACCCTGTGACGCTGGTGAACCATGATAAGAAGCGTAGGTACTATCTCTTTTTGCTAGATCATTGGATGCTGTAAGAGCTGCAAAGTAAATTGTCTCAAAAATCTCTTTATTCAATTTTTGTGCTTCTGGACTTTCAAATGGTATAGATAACATAGCAAAAGTATCTGCTAAACCTTGAACCCCAAGACCAATCGGACGGTGTCTCAAATTTGAATTTTTAGTTTCAGGTGTTGGATAATAATTAATATCAATAACTTTGTTCAAATTATTTGTCATTTGATATACAACCTCGTACAATTTTTTAAAATTGTAAGTTCTAAGTTTTTTATTTTTTTCTCGAACTTTCCCTGAAGGAATGTCAATAAATTTTGGTAGTGCTACAGATGCTAAATTACAAACCGCAATCTCATCTTTACTGGTAAATTGTACTATTTCGCAGCATAAATTTCCGCTCTTTATAGTTCCTAGATTTTTTTGATTGGATTTGTAGTTTACAGCGTCTTTGTATAACATATACGGAGTGCCTGTTTCAATTTGTGAATCCAAAATCTTCTCCCAAAGTTCTCGAGCTTTGATTGTTTTGATAGCCTTACCATCTCTTTCATATTTGGTATAGAGTTCGGTGAATTTTTTATCTTCAGGTGAGTCATAAGCATCAATCAAACCTGGCACTTCATCTGGAGAGAACAACGACCATAAACCATCGGACTCAACCCTTTCCATAAACAGATTTGGTGTCCACATTGCTAAAAACAAATCACGTGCCCTCATTTCTTCTTTTCCATGGTTTTTTCTCAAATCCAAAAAGTCAAATACATCAGCGTGCCAAGGTTCAAGATAGATAGCAATTGATCCTTTTCTCCTACCGCCCCCTTGGTCAACATAACGGGCGGTTTCATTAAAGACCTTTAACATCGGTACAATACCATTTGAACTTCCGTTTGTACCTTTGATATAAGAACCTTTAGCTCTAATTTTGTGGATGTTAACTCCAATACCCCCAGCATTTTGAGAGATTACCGCACAGTCTGACAGTGTTTTATAAATTCCAGGAATTGAGTCATCGTCAATATCTAACAAAAAACACGAACTTAGTTGTGGTCTTTTTGTCCCAGCATTAAAAAGTGTTGGTGTTGCGTGAGTAAACAATCCTTGTGATAACATATCGTAGGTCTTTTGAACCATTTCCAAATCGTCAAGCCAAATACCAACAGCAACTCGCATGTATAAATGTTGAGGAGTTTCTGCGACCTCACCAAACATTTTTAACAAGTAACTCTTCTCCAATGTTTTGAAACCGAAGTAATCAAAATTAAAATCACGATCGTGAACAACCATAGCGTCTAGTTCTTTTGCGTGTTCAGTAATTACTTTGTATACTTGATCTGAAATCATACCAGCTTTATCCCCTGTTTTAGGATTGATGTAGTGGTATAATTTGTCAACTGTGTTGGTGAATCTTTTATCAACCCTTTTGTACAACGAGGTGATCACAATACGTGCCGCAAGTGTTGAGTAGTCTGGGTGACTGGTCACCAGCGAGGCTGAGGTTTCAGCTGCTAATCTATCTAGTTCTTCGGTTGTGACCCCATCATACAAACCAGCAATTACTTTTTTGGATACTTCAAAATAGTCAACATAATCTTCGTTCAAACCATAGGTTTGCTTTTTAATTCTTGATGAAATTTTTTCAAACTTCACATATTCTCTAGTACCGTCTCTTTTTACAACTTCCATTCTTTTCAATTTTAAAAATCTTCTTCAAAATTTAATTCTTTGTTTTCAATCACATCACCCACACCTCTTTTGGAATAATCTGAAACTCTCTTCTCAAAGAAGTTTGTCTTATTTTCCAAAGCGATATTTTGCATAAAATCAAATGGGTTTTCAGAATTATAAACCTTACCAATACCTAAATCAACTAGTAATCTGTCTGTGACGTATTCCAAATATTGACACATCAATTTTGAATTCATACCAATAAGATCCACTGGAAGTGATTCGGTAATAAATTCTTTTTCAATTGTTAGTGCTGAGGTAAGAATTTCCAAAACTCTTTCTTTGGATAGTTGATCTTCAATATGATGACGATACAGATGGACTGCAAAGTTTGTGTGTAAACCTTCGTCACGAGAAATCAATTCGTTCGAAAAACTTAACCCTGGCATAAGTCCACGTCTCTTCAACCAAAAAATTGAACAGAATGAACCAGAGAAGAAAATTCCTTCAACCGCCGCAAACGCAATCAATCGTTCGGTGAACGAAGATGAACTAATCCATTTCAATGCCCATTCCGCTTTTTTCGCTACTGCGGGAATTGTATCAATCGCATTGAACAATGTGTTTTGTTCTTCTTTATCTTTGATATATGTATCAATCAATAGTGAATATGTTTCTGAATGGATATTCTCCATCATTATTTGAAAACCGTAAAAGAATTTGGCTTCGGTGTATTGAACTTCCTTAAGGAAATTCTCCGCAAGGTTCTCGTTTACAATGCCATCTGATGCCGCGAAAAATGCCAATACATTCTTGACGAAGTATTTCTCACCATCGTTTAATCTTTCCCAATCTGATAAATCTTGTTGAAGATCAATTTCTTCTGCTGTCCAGAAACAAGATTGGGCTTGTTTATACAACTTCCACAAATCCTCATGTTGGATTGGGAATAGGACAAAACGATTTGGATTTTCTGTTAAAATCTTTTCCATAGTTAATAAATTTAGTTTAGTTTTTTGTTTTTTCTGACAATCTTTGTTGTCTTTGTTCCATCAGTTCTTTAATTCTATCACGTTTTCTCTCTTCTTTGTTTTCTTCAAACCCTAAGAAAGTCACCGAATTTTCTGTATCAATGATAAGCATTTCGTTATCAAATTTGCAATTCTCAAACACAACACCATCTTTACCAATTCTTGATTTTGTCACAGCTATTGTTGCAAGTCCTGCTTCTTTTTGTTGCAGAGTTTTTGCAACTGTGATGATCACGTGACCAACTTGAGCTTTCTTGATTGAACCACCCATTTGATCAGTCGTTACAATTTCAGATGAAATACTACTTCTATTTCCTTGTGTGGCTGTCCAACCAACAACACCAATCTCGTGACACATAGCCTCATATCCTCGCATTACAGATCCCTCACTTTTCCACTCATCCCCCAAGTTTTTGTCTGGAACCACACAGTCAACATAATCTAAAACAATCATATCAACAGGGTTACCATCCGCTATCATTTTCCGAACCATACCTTTGATTTGTGTCATTGTATACGTATCCGAAGCCAATTTTTTGATATACAAGTTGTTTTGGAAATTGTTTTTAATTTCATCTGCTTTAGCTAAAACTTCTTCTTTGTGATTTGGTAAATCATCAGGTGCAATACCTGTCCATATAGTAAAATGTTTTCTTTGTATGACCTTCGGATTGTCTTCAAAAAATATCTGGAGCACATTATAACCTAAATTAAATGCGGTATTTGCTATTTTTGTGAGAATCGAGGTCTTCCCAACCCCGGTAGGGGCCAATATAACACCCAACTCACCTTTAGATAAACCACCCTTCAAAAGATTATCTAACCCAGGTATTCCCATCGGAATTGGGTGTCTAAAGTCTTCTCTGAGAAGATCATCCAAATCATTGAAGACATCAGAAACATTTTTGTTATTTTCACCTACTTGAAGTGCTGCTTTGATTAGTTCTTCTAACTTGTCGTAGTTTTCAAATTCTCCACTATCCAAAATCTTTTGTGATTTTGTGATAGCTTTCTGGAGTTCTTGTTGTTTACAAAACTTAAGAGCTTTTTCTTGAACAAACGCGGTACCGTCACTTGGTGCTTTTTGAATCTTAGTGATTGTGTCATTTAAGATTTTCAACATCAACTCTTGAGGAAATTCACTCTTCACTATTTGAAATAAAGTTTCAAATGATGGTGAACACTCATACTTTATGTAGTATTCTTTGATGAGTTGAACAAGTGTTTTGAAATACTTGTTTTCGAAGTGTGTTGGCTCTAAAACATCAAGGATGGTATGTGAAAATTCTTTTTCTACAATCAGTTGATTTATGAGTTGTATTTGAAATGTTTCACCTAAATATTCGAAATTCCTTGACATGTTTTATATGTTTTTATGTTTTTATGTTTTTATAAATACAATCAAACTAGACTATAGTCAAGGTAATTTGTCTCTAATTCTTCAGATGAAAATATGTCAGTTAGGTCTCGAAGTACACTTTTTACTTGCTGGCGTATATCTACGGTGTATCTTATTTTAGGTGGGAAAATTTTTGCATCTAACGATCTATGACAAATTGTCATATTATCTTTTAAAATTTTAAAGTGAAAAACTTCTGGGCCTTCGGTCATAGAGGTTTCTAGTATGGATGGATCCTCCATAATTTCATTAGCTAGATCCATCATATAAACAGTTGTTCTCATTTTTTGATCGAGTAAAAACTCATGAGAAAAATCCCTAAGATATTCATATACATCCATAGACCTCTCGGCATCTTTGTTGTAATTTTTTACGTTAAAATATCTTTGAATTACAATATTATTATTAAGTGTAATCAAAAATTCTAACTTTACTAATTCTTGTTCTTTCATAATTTCTTTGATTTAATTAAATATAAGGTGTTTTTTTGGTTTTTCAAATTTTTTTGTTAATTATTTTGTTCTCTGTTGAATTTTCTTTTTTCTTTACGAGTTAGTTTCATAAAGGGACGAATGAACTCAACAAATCCTTCGTCCGATTTTGGTATGTATTTAAAAAATCCATCTTGGGTCATCATTCTGATTACGTTCTTATAACTCCTTCCCTCTGGATCTATGTTTTCTCGAATGTGTTCGTCCACCAGATCTTTTGCTTCTTGTGTGATCATCGGATCTTGTAAATCCATAATCAATTTTCTTTTGATAAAATATTGTTCTCCACTTGTTTCTTTTTTACAGGTTCCATTGATTAAGTTTTCAAGTCCTATAACTTTTTTTGTTTCACAAATTTGTTTTGCTTTTGACAAAATATTGTCAATTGAGGTCGGGATTTCAAGTACCTCGGGAAAAAATTTTACAAGTTTTTTTTCTCCAAAGTTCATTATACCAAAAACATTATCCGATTTGTCTCCGAGTAAAATTTTCACCACCAATAGATTACAATGTGGAACTTCAATATGGTCTAATTTGACCTTGTCGTCTTCGTAGAAGTACTTTTTATGAATAGGTGAGTACACACATACCCGAGGACTTAAAAGCTGCAGGAGGTCTTTATCTGAAGAAAAAATGGTAATGGTTTCTTTGGTCGCCCTATGACAATAATAAGAAATCAAATCATCTCCCTCATTGTACGACACCCTTAATTGTCGAATAAAAAATTCTTCTAGATAATTTTGAACTTTGTTTCGTTGAATGTTGAATGATTCCTTTTGAAACTCATTGAGTCGCTCCTTACGGTTTAACTTGTAGTCTGGGTATAATTCTCTACGTCGTTGTGAGTTATGGTCACCATCCCAGACCACGAAGACTTTGTCGTAATCGTGTTCGTCCAGTTGTTTTCGAATTGCGTTGATGAAGTGGAAAAGTCCTCCGATGTGATTTCCATCGACAAAAAATTCTCTGACACCATAGAATCCGAGATTGAATAAATTATCTCCATCGATCAATAATGTTTTCACTCTTGTTCATGTTCAACTTCTGTTTCTTCCTTGAGTGTAAACTCACCATCTAAACCTAGAATTTCTTTCCAATAATCAGCATATTCTTTTTTGTATTTCTCAACCGATGTTTTTTCTTCTGCTGTATCTTTTCCTGAAATAAACCCATGAGGTGTCACAATAATTTTTCCATCTTCATATCCCAATCCATTGATATGATTTTTCAAAACAGAAATTTTGGTTCTAGACGCAAACTTCACTGTTCTTTTGTCTTTTGTGGCTGTAATCTTGGTAGTACCAGCACCTTTTTGGTTTCCAAATAGAAACACAATCGAGGAATTTAACCAAATGGATTCACCACCTTTACTTTTAATTTTAGGTTGACCAAATGGATTGTCGGGAAGTTCTACCCAAGGTTGAGCAACAATCAATAGAGTATTTTGAAACTTGGATTCGGCTTTTCTAGATCCTGAGATTCTTTGGTTAATACCCATACCAATCTTATCTGAAAGAACGGATGCATTATGTTGTTTACCACCTTTACCGTCAAATGTCATTTTACAAGGTACAGAACCGACACTATCCCAAAGAAAAACTAGATCGTAATCAATCTCACCCTTTTCTTGTGCATCAAGTAATTCATTAATGTAATCGGTGATCTGTTCAATGTATTGAAAGTTATTATTGAATAGGAAAAATCCTCCCCAGTCTATTTCACCCGTTGATTCATCCACAACTTCTTCACATTCAAAACCCATCATTTTAGCATGTCCAAAATCCCATTTTTGTTCAGTGATAATGAAGACAGGTAAAACATTTCTTTTCTGCGCGTCAATTGCTGACTTGATCAATGCTGTTGTTTTACCCGTATCTGAGTGTCCTAAAAACATATTAATATGTCCGATCGCAGGACCAGGAAGTCCCACAGCATCTAAGAACTCACGACCTAAATCGAAATATTCTTGTTGTTTGTATTTTGCTGATGTTGAAAATTTTTTCTTAATATCAGAAAAATCTTTTTTCTTAATTGCCATAAAATTAAATTAAATGTGTTGGAATATGAATTTTGTTGATCCTACGTTCGTGTCTTCCGCCTTCGAACTTGGTTTCTAAGAAATAATCTAAGATGTCTATTGCATCTTCTGCAGAGACGAACCTGGAAGGTATACATAAAACATTTGCGTTATTATGTAACCTTGCCAAGGTCGCTATCTCTGAGTTCCAACAAATTGCCGCCCGTACATTTTTCCATTTGTTGGATGTAATTGATGTGCCATTACCAGATCCGCACAGTAGAATACCGATGTTATCGGGTTCATTTGAGATTTTTTTACTTACCTTGTGTGCATAATCTGGGTAATCGACCGCTTCATAGGTGTCGGGGCCAAGATCCTCGACAACTAAACCATTCGATTGTATTCTATTCACAAGGAGTGCTTTTAAATCAACACCCGCGTGGTCTGATGCAATGTATATCTTTGACATTTGTTTTTTAGAAAGGTAGATCTTCGTCTGGTTCTGCGTTAACTTGAGGGTCTTCGTATGCTGGTGCTCCTCCCATTGAAGTTTCCGCTTCGGTCGAGTTACCATATACATACTTATTTTGATTGGGATCCCACTTTGGTGTTTCACCTCTAGAAATAGCTTCAAGATACTCAATTGGTTTTTTGGAGTACACATCACCCCAAGTCAATTCATCCGCCAACCACTCTTTTTGAATTTTAGCATCACTGTGTAGGGAACTTGGATCGTCGTGCATAATGGTTTGAATTGCGGTGTATTCTTTACCAGTGTTAGATTTTTCTTTTCTCATTTCAATAATCAAATCACGACCTTTTTTTGGATCTGTAATATCACCCTTCTGTCTCCAGATTGGAATAATTTTATCCAGAATACCATCGTTTTTGTAATTGTGTTTGAACCTCCAGAACTTTACACCTTCTTCTTCAGCATCACGATCAATCACCTTCACGATATAAAACTTCCTAGAGTTATATTGTTTTGCTAACTCTTTATCAGATTCTTTGCCTGTAGCTCTCAACTCTTCATAGAGTTCATTCAACGGAGATCTTTCGTTGTCGTTTTTTCCTGGGTCAAAAAGTTTGACCCATTTACCACCGACTTGTAGTTCGTGATAGTATACTTCTTTGAATGGTGAAGATCCATCTGTTGTAGGAAGAATCCTAACTCGTTTTTGTCCTGTGGACGAATTTTGTGGGAGGATGCAAGCGAAGTATTTCTTCATTTTTTCCTCTTGAGATAAACCATCACCTGATTGGTTTTTCTCGTACTGTGCCAATACGGCGTCTAATGAACTCATCATGTTGTTTGTAAAAATTTAAGTTGGTTAAAAATATAAAATAAAAAAAGGGTCTTTATGACCCTTTTAATATAAACAAGTATTTCAAAAAATCAATAATAGGATTTGAAATTAGAGGGTGGTGGTGGTAATGTAATGTCAAAACTTTTCTTTACATCCGACGGTACAATATTCTCAACCTCATCAGAAGTTAAAATGTATTCATTTTTTCCAGACTTTTCGAGATCTTCTTCTTTCTCATCGAAAAAGTCTGTAAGTTTTTGATTAAACGGGCCAGAGTCTAGACTTCTTAACTCTAATTTTTCTTGGGCGGTTTTTGGTCTGTATTTCTCAACTTTCATTTCCAATGAATTAATTTTGTCGATAAGTTGATCCATTTCACCAACTTTAGATTGGAGTGTGTCCAATTGTTTGAACATCTTATCAAAATATTCTTCTTGTTTGGTTTCAATTCCTTTTTGTGCATTAACAAGATCCGTTATATCAAGTTCTTCTGAACCTGACTCTGTTTCCATATTTTTGCCATCAGATCCGATTTTTTCAACTTCAGCATCTTGAGCAACATCAATGACTTCTGGGGTTGGTGGTTCTTGTGGTAAGGTAGGATCCATTGGTGCTCCAGGTAATGGTGCTTGTCCCATAGCATTTGGATCCATTGGTGCTCCAAGTAGTGGTGCTTGTCCCATAGCATTTGGATCCATTGGTGCTCCAGGTAAAGGTGGTGGTGCCTCTTGTTCCGTCACATATTTGTTGATTTGGTAGTGACGTTTAATTTCTTGAATTATTTTTTTATCTATAGACATGTTTTATCCATTTAGTAATTGTTTTATTCCATGAGATGTTTCAACTTGAATTTTTCTATTTGTTCTCATAGTATTATCTACTCTTTCAATTAACCCATCTCTTTCTCTTACAGTATAACAGTCTCCAGTGTCCAAGTCACAAACTTCACTAAAACCATTACCAACTTGTTTTTGGGTGTATCGTGTTCTTTTGCCCAAATAGTTGTCCAAAATATTTTGTAGTTCCATAATTTTTTTCATTATAAATATACGATAGTTCAATTAAATCAAATTGAATTCTTTAAGTTTTTTATAAACCTCTTCTCCGATTGTTAAGAATTTAGTGGTCGAATTTTTATTTAATTCCTTCCATTTTTTAAAGTCCTCTGGTGTTTTGAATCTTTTTTGTGGCCAATAGTAAGACCATAATGTGAGCATATGTGTTATAAAGTCAGCCTCCGTTTCCCACCTATTGTTATATCCTATATTGTTGTCCGCGAGAAGTAAATTATTTGTGTTTGTAGTGAAATATAAGTTTTTAATAAATTCTATTGATTTTTCAAAACTAGAAAACGTTGCGTAGGGAACCCTTTTACCGTCGGGAGATTCTTTACAAGTATAAACATTCAACATATAATTATTTAAACCTCCGTAATTTATTTTTGATATTGGAAATCCCCCCAATGGAGTTCCACCCAAATCATAATTGAATGTATTGAATTGATTATCATCATGACCATTCAAATATGCTGTGTAAAATACCATTGCTCTTACTCTTGGGTCTGTAGTTTTTTGTTTCAATATAGTTGAGAAGTTTGCATATGTGATACCTGTTGTAAATCCTTCAACACCATCCCATGTATTATATGGCGCCTCAGAGGATCTTATCGCAGAATCACAAAATATAGGTTGTACAGGTTTATATCTAATATCTGTTTGTATAGAGTTACCTATACTAATGTTGTTTGTTGTAGCTTTTGAAGAAATTAAACTTGTTTGTTTTCCACGTCTTATTTGTTGTATCAATTCACTCAATAAATTATTATTTACAGATATAAGTTGTTCATCCAATTTTGCCATTGAATAAATTGGTATTCTAACCCCCTCGAAATATGTTTTAAACGATCCAGCTTCAATCTTATGTTCGACTGACTGTATTTGGTATGAACCACGGAACATAGGAACATGTTTTAAATTAAAGTACATTGTTGGTTGAATAAGTGCACAACCCATTGCTTCAATTCTTACGCTATAACTTCTACTTTTATAGATATTGTATAAACTTACACTACCCAAACTTGATCTTGTTCCACCCGCCTGTAATACTGCCTCTGTTATTAATTTATTTGCTTCAGTTGTTGACGCACCCAAAGTTTGTTCCATATTGACAGAACTAAATATACCCTGGTTACGTGTACCGAAATCAACATTGAATCCAACAACCCTGTTGGTATTTGCCCAATTAGTTTGGTTCACACTTGATGTTGCTAATGTATTTTGCGATGCAATTCCAAAATCAAAACTATCTGTTCTCCAACCGTAGTTGGTGTTTTCTCTTAAATCAAGGTGTTCACTTGGATTTCCAACGTAATAACATAAAAACGCAGGTTTGGAATATCGAGTATCTACGTTTTTGAAAATTCCAAATAGGTTATTTGCAATATCTTCAACACTTTGAGATTTTGGTTCTATACCATTGCTCACTTCCCCATCTCCCCACCAATTGATATATGCTGGCATCGGCATCATAAAGAATTTATTGTCTACCAAAATTTTACTAACAAAATCTATAACCCTGACATCTAAACTAGCATAACTTTGGAAAATTTCATTTAATTTTTGAACATCGATAAGCACATCGCCGATATCACGATTAGCTCTATCTAAAAATAATACTTCTTCAAAAATAGTTTTTTCGTCAAAATTAGAACCAGCAATCCATTTATCATTAAATGACTTGAAAGCTTGGTACAGTTCAATTTTAGGTTGAACTCCATTAATTGTTGATAATAGTGGTTTTGTTGTTGTTTCTTCTACTTGTGGTAATTGTTTTTGAAGTTTATTGAAAAGAGAATTCAAAGTTAAATTCAAAAAATCATTTTTGTCTATAAAATAGTCATTAATGTCTGAAACAAAATTTCTTTGATCGTAATTTCCATCGTTCAACAATTTTTGTGTTGCAAATATTTTCACGAGTGGTGCTACAATTTGAATATTTTCAGGTGTAAACCCAATGTTCATGCTAATGAAGAAGTCGGTAATATAACTTCCATTATCAGTATATCTCATACCATCTACCGAAGCAAACCCGACATATGTTTTTAGTGTTGTCCAAGCTTGGATATTATTTGTTTCTGATAGTAATAATGGAATTCCAGATCCGTCACCTGGTAATGTACCTCTTATGTACGGACTAAAAACATAACCATCAAAAACTCGATATCGATTATCTGTTGTCACACTACCAAATAATTTACGATCAAAATTACTAGGATTACCATATCTAAAAGCAATATTATAATTTAAAAAATCTTGTATTGCTTCAGTCATTGATTTTCCTTGTTTATTTACACATGCGTTTACATAATTTGATTGTGTAACATCTGTTTTGATTACTTGATCAACCAGCATACAATTTGCAAAAACTTGTTGGAACGTTCGATTTGCGAAGTCGTTATTCAAGAGCTCTTGACTTGTAACTTCTCTTTTCGATCTTGAAAAATTTAAAAATTCTTTTTCGAACTCATCTAGTATTTCGGTTTTAAAGACCCCGAAAATTTCTTCAATGTTTGAATACATATCAGATAATATAAACGAATCATTGTTATTCCTATTTGGTTGTAAAAAGTTAAAGTATTCGTCGTACTTTGGTTTAGTGATACTACTATTATCGAAATATCCAAAGTTTGATGCCCCCCAAAAAAATCTAATTGACCCATCATTAACCGCACTGTTACCAAAAATAGATTGATTCATAATCAATCTTGTTCCAAAATTGAAGCATTCATATTGAACTTGATTATAATTCGTTCCAAAACTTGGTAAAATAATTGTTTTGTTTCGAGCGTTGATGTTAAATTTTGTTGATCCACTTATATCAAAAGTTGAAAACCATCCTTGGAAATCCAATGAGGCATATCGATTGGCAAAATTAACATCAAAACCCATTGGTTCTCTCATAGAGGCATTTGTTGCACCAATATTTAAACCCTCTGAAACCAAGTTGTCTATATCATTATTTGTGTATCCTGTTAAGTAATCTAACCCTGTGTAAAAAAATAAAACATCATTGATTAAAGAAGGATAAAATCCAACATATTTTTTGTATATTGATTCAACAGATCCTGGACTCAAAAGATCTATCTCACCATAAAGTGTTATGTTATTTTTATTAATATCTTTCGTGACGTATTGATGTGTCAAAGCACTAGTTGGTGGATAATACAATTCACCAACATTTACGTTTTTCCAAACGGAATCTAAGATATCTTCGCCTGTTTCAACAAACTTTTTGTATCGATGCCAAATCGACCCATATTTTAAAATCCAAGCATATGGTAATCTATGAATTGCTCCGAATTTTGTAAGTGTTGCAAACAAATAATCTTTGGAGGTGTTGAGTGTATTGTCGGTTGGATTGATATCCTTCATAGGTTCTCTTAAAGTAGACAAAGGTAAACTATTCAAAAACAGATATGCTGTTTTTAAATAAGGATATGGGACATCATTTCTATCGTTTTGTACACCCTCAACAAATGCGTTTGTAAAATATGGTGTGTTTAGTACCGATACAGTTTGGTTTGGGGTTAGATTTCCAGTATTTCCATTATAACTTAATGACCCTTCAGTTATCAAATATTTCGATGTTATTCTTTTTTCTGTATAAAAACTATTAAAATCTAAAAACGCATTTGAGCCAATTTGTTGTTGATTATTTGTAATAATAATCCTTGGTTCAGTAAAATACAAATATGAATTGTTAACAAATGGTCTATTACTATTGGTATTTGCGTTAGCTATGTTTTCAAAGTTTGTAATATAGTTTGTTACCGAATTGAGGTATAAACTTTTAGTTGTACTATAAAATGAAGAATTACTAACAACATTTGATAGATTTTGTTGTGACCAAGTATTATACACGAATGGATATAAATCCAATAAATCAGTTTCGCTTGAAGATGTATTTTTTACAAATTCACCAACATTTTTTAAAATACTTGTATCTTTACTAGAATTTTGTACTCCAGAATTAATTGTTGATACTGGTAATATTGAAAAATCTTTTTGAGTTTTTATTCTCAAATAGTCAGATGTAAAAATACCTCTAATAAATTGTTGCCAAGAAATACCAACACCTTCATTTGATATATTTCTTAATACTTGTAAATAGTTTGTTGAACTGAAGGCTGTATTTTTCAATAGTTTTGTAATTATCGGATTTGAAAACGAATTCAAAGCATTCCTAACGTTGATCATTTCCATTTCGGAAAGATTATCTACAACCCCGATCTTTTCTGCGTTTGGTCTTGATAGTCTATCCCAAAAAGTTTGAAGTAAGATCCTTTCGTAAATTTCATAAAGAAATTTAACATCTTGTAGATCACTTAAAATCGCATTACTAGTTGGAAAGTCTACAGCGTTTACTGAAATCCTGTTAATTAATCGTCCAATATCATTATCACTAAAAGTTCCAGATTGTTCGGCATTGCTTTGATTACTTTGAGATAATCCTCTCATATATTCTTCGACGAATTGTACCTCGGGCCATATTTGGTAATCTGATGCTTTTGTTTTTGCAAGTTCAGATTGTTCGCCAGGATACATAACAACAAAATTTTGTTTTCCATCTTTTTCGACTTGTTTTGTCAAGTATAACGGCCACGGGTAAACATAATCGTTCACATTTTCTTTATTATCAGGATTTATTTTTTCATCACCCTGTCCATAACAAGCTAGTCGTTTTGTTGGATTATTTCTTTGTGCCCAAGCTTCTCTGTGTACTTGATTTAATAATCTATAAAAAGCTTCGACAGATGCAAAAATAATACCCATCACATTTCTCATGGTTGGTCTAAACCCCAAACCATTTGGGCCTTCTATTTTTTTATTTAAGAACGTTGATAATTTGTTAATTATAATTGATTTTTGTTTTCCTAATTCTTCGAACGTCTTATCAATAATTTCTTCAAATTGTCCGACATTATCAGAAAAAACAAACGTGTAAGATGGAAACGTTTGTCCTTTCAACGTTTCATCAAGAATAGTTCCAAATAATTGAGATTCTGTATTTTTTAGAGTTATCCACTCATCCTCCGCAATGGGTTCTCTATTATATCGTTTTTTAAAAGTGGCTATCCAATCGATGTTTTCAGAAGAAATGACATTTACAAAACTATTTGGTTCAACACTAGCTCTGTCTTTACTTTTATTCGCATTGATCTGTTCAATCGTTTTTATTTGACTTGTATATTTCAATTTCTCTATTTCGAAATTACCATTCTCACCAAATGTAGGATTTTTTTGTAAGTCATTTTTGTATCGTGTAACAATTTTTTCTAATTCACTTAAAGCATTTTCAATAAGTTGACTATTGGATCTTGTCTTTTGATTCAAAATCCAAACCTCGGTCAAGGGTTTATTATTTGTTTCTTGAAGAATAAAAACTTTATCAATATCAATAAATTTATTAAACCAACTTGAATTTGATGTTCTGTCTGTGATAGACGATCTAAAACTTTGAAGTATCTCAAAATAATCGTCAGCGTTTGTTAATGGTGTGAAATCAGACTGTCCGAATGTCTGCTCTAAGTTTTTTTGTAACGCTTGTATTTGTGCTCTAAATTCTGGGAATGTGATTTCAGGGAAATCTGGTGCTAATAATCCAAGTGCTTTATATTTTTTGTATACGTTGGCAATATATTGACGACCTCTAGTTGTTTGTTTATTGATGACTGTTTTTTTGTCATCGCCAACAGAAACCTGAGCTGCGGCAATAGCTGGAGATTGTGGTGTTGTAAATTTAAACTCACTTGTATACATAAATGGTGTTGCAAACAAAGCACCTAATTGAGTCTCAGCTAGTACTGTATATTTGTAAGAATAAAATTGCAGATCGATTCTATAGTTCCCTGAAGCAGCTTCGAATGCCGCATTAAACTTTGTGAGAATAAGTTGATATTTGATTGCTTTACCGTAATACCCTTTGATTGTTAAGTAAAAAGTAGGGTAAGGTAAGTTAAAAAAAAATGCGTACTCTGATTGTTCTCCTTTTTCGAATAAAGCCCTACCTTGTATATCAATTAATGTAATATCAACCATTGGTGTAAACGATCTTGTATTTTTGATTGAAATACTTTCGATACCCAAAAGTCCAGTATCTTGTTTATTTAATGTATTTTGAGAAAGAAAAAAATCTTTAGATTTATTGGTTTTTTGTAAGTTTTCGATATTTGGTTGATTGATACCTTGACTAGTCAGGGTATTAAATCCAGTAATTTGATCTGTGTATGTATTGTCTAAAAAAGTTTTACCTCCCGGTTTCATAAAATTAATCGATGCTAGTGTTTGATTTTGTATAGCTTCAATACCATCATCTTGTGAAACCCCTTGTATTAATTTTGTTCGTGGTAAAAGTTGTGCTTCAAGATTTGCATACATTACAAAATCTTCTTGATTAATCCCCCTTTCACTTACTTGTCCATTTGGATTTACTACTTTGTTGGGATCAACTAGAATGATGTTATCATAACTTTGTACTACAAAAACATCTTCATTGGTTTTAGGAATATTACCTGCCATAATATAAGAAATAATTGTTCAAAGCGTTTTGATAATCTTGCAGTGAAGAAACCAAAGGAAACGGAATTGTAATTATTGAATTATCTGGAATATTCCATTCTAATCCACCATACTCGGGATTTGCTTGTAAAATCAACCAACCAAAAAAAGGAGTATTATAATATTGTTGGGATATTTTATCCAATCGACTAACAGCAACTTTATAAATGTATCGTTGATCGGTACCTTTTGAAGGTAATGAAACAAATGGTACCACAGTTTGTTGTCCATTAATAAGAAACTCTTTATATCTATTGTAATATTGTTCCATTAGTTAAATTTCTTTTTTGAATTAAAATTTGTTACCTCAGTATCTGTATTGTTCGGTGAATATAATTCTTGTAAAATAAATGCAGTAATCGGATTATTCGGATTCTCTTGAAACTCAATTACTCTTTCTTGATTGTTTTCAAAAGGCGGTGTGAAGTTTACATAATTTTTACCAAGTGTGAGTTTATAATTATTCAAAAGATTTTTTCCGTCAGTTGTAAGATTATCATAGGTGTTTTTTAGGAAAGTTCCATAGTATCTTTCAACTATATCTTTAGTATCACGATTAAGTCCTATTGTCAGTTGATTAACAAATTCTCTCAAGGTTGTAATGTCTCTGTATATTTTATTCAGAATTAAAAACTCTACTTGTTGCGGTGCAGATATTAAAGCATTGGACGATTTAAATGTGGATAGACTTGGGTCGTCAAGGTTAAAAATTTGTGTTTGTGGATTCGGGACTGTTTGAGGTTGTACTTGGTAATTGTCCACATATAATCCACTTGATTTAAGTGAACCCAAGAACGCGGTATTACCACTTGCTAACTGATTAATATCCGTAATTAGTTGTGTTTGAGTTGTTGATGATCCTGAAAACTCATAAATTATTCCAACACCTTTTGAATTAATTTTTCCATCAGCAAGTAATGTTGTGACAAACGTAATTTTATCGATTTGAAATACATAATTCTGTTGAAATTGTACTAATCCAGAAACCATTTCAGTCGCATCGTTTATGAAGTTTGATCTGTAGGTATCCAAATATCTTTGATAATTGTTTTTAAACAAATCTTTTTGTGTTTGAGTAACTACAGGATCACTCATTTCACCAATGCCGAATATTACGTTTTCAGATGAGTTTATTGACGCGGCTGAAAATATATTTAAATCTTGTGCTTCAATGTATGATTGTAAAATGGCAAAATTTGTATCAACATTTATCTGATATAAAAGTGGTTTCCCATATAGATATGTTGGTGTTGTTCCTAAAACTCCTTCAGAATATCCTCTGTTATTTTGGATTGTTGTATTCATAAGTGATAATAAACCATATCCATATTTTGTTAAAATATTATCAAAAAAAGTAATTGTGTTTGTGTAATAGGATTGTGTGTCATTTACAAAATCGTTTACAAACCCTCTATAATTCAAAGTACCCGTAACTCCTGAAATATTTTCTCCGAGCTTTGTAAAATCACCAATGGTATCTCCCCCAGCATTTTGTAAATTTTGATTGTTATTAGAAACCCCCACAACAGGGAGTCTATTTTTAATTTTTTCAATTATTTGTTTATCCAAAGCATTGAAAGATGTGTCCGTAGACTCCGCTCTTTCGTCATAAACTTCAGTATTAGCATAATAATTAAAAGATAGTGCGTTTTGTAATGTTTCGATTGGTTTTGCTAGTCCTGAACCTCCGATGAAATTGAACCCCATAGCGATGTTAGCGATCATCGGTTGAAACCCAATACCTTCAGGATTCATATCATAAATTTTTTCGTACGTTATTCCAAAAGATGTAGGTATAACTTTTGTATTGTAAAAATCTCCAATTCTTAGAACTAACACAGGTGGTACCCCAAATGAGGTATTAAGTGCATCATTGTATATTGGTTGTCCATCTGGGCCAATGGTTGGTATAGTATCACCCGGTCTAGCACACTGTTGTATAAAAGTTAATCTTGCGTTTAATCCTTCTGGTGTCATAGAATGAAAAGACGGACTAAAATATTTCAATTTATTTTGTAATGAGTTGTATAAAAAAAAGTCTGTTTCTTTTAAAACTTCGAAATAATCACACTCGTTTAAAAGCAAACGTAACAATTTTTTCGAAGCACCTTTGTAAAGATCCTTCGTTGGTTGATTAAAACTGACGGGATTTGGTTTTACTGAAGCTTGATTTTCTCTCCCATCTTGTGTTAAGACCACATTTGGGGCTACATTTGCTGGAACTGGATTCCGTGGATCAGATGTAATATTAATACTTCGTATGTTTGTTTGTCTACACGCCATCGCA